AATATTAGATTACCATTCTCGTCCAATGCCCTCTCTGTTTTCTCATATTTGTTTTTTTGTGAATCGTATACAGGTAATCTGCTTAGAACTGCTGTCGCCATTTTATACTCCCGTACTTTTACTTAACTTTACTTCTAAAAACACTATCATCGATACTTGACCCTAATTATTAGCATATTAATCGTCGAACTTCGCATAGGCCGTGATTGTATCATCATCGGACATATGCTCTTCGTAAAAATAAAAAGATCTATCCTCAGAGTACATGTAGTCTGCTTGAGAGGATGCAATTAATAGCGCAGAGCTATCGCCTACCTCTATACCATTTTGAAGTATTCCGTTTAAAAAGCCTTGATGATAGTTATTAAACTCTTTTAGCCTTCCAAATTCATAAACTCTAAAGTCAAGCCCAGATATCGCCGTAGTCGAAACATGTCCCGTCGCAGACACCGTCTGACTAGAAATGGTTATTGTACCTCCAACATCAACATAGGCGAGCTCTCCGTTTGAATTTACACCTATACTTCTAAGCTCCGAAGGCAAATCTGAAGGCATTATAAAAAAAAACTCACGATTAGAGGAACTGCTAGGCTTTATTCCAAACCCGTAACCTGACTGGTTTTTTATTAAAATACTCGCATCATAATTGCTCGAAGATATTGTCAAAGAGGAACTGCCCTTAGTCTCTATTCTCATGCCAACATCGGAAGACGAGCCTGCAGATCTTATCATAGGATCTTCAATATTGAAGCTCCCAAAAACAAGATGACTGTTTGTGGTTCTTTCCATGCTCAGCTCCATCATAGTGTGTCCAGATCTATTTCTGATCTTTTCACCATCCGACGCAACGACATCACCAAATTTTAGTTTTGTAAATACTGACATAATTTAATTATTCTCTTGACATTCTACATAATACTTTTTTTATTAATTGAAAATTGCAAATAAAAAAGTTCCGCCTCCATATAGAAAGCGGAACTTGAAAATTTACAAAAATGTATTATTTTCTAAAACATCAATTACTCAGCATAAAAGAATGCTATGGAATCTTCTGTAGAAACCATATCATCTGCAAAGTAGAATACAGCCTTTGTAGCTCCAGAATCATAGTTGTATGCATAGTCAGCGTCACCAGATGCCAACAAGCCCGCAGCGCTTCCTTCGTCTATACCCTTCTGAAGAATTCCGTTAAGGAATACTTGAAAGTGATGATTTTGATAGTCAGAAAGAACACTTGCAACCTCAACCTTGATTGTAGTTGTTCCACCTACTGATCCACCAGCAGTACTGCCCATGCCAGCTCTTTCTTCAATAATTGCTAACTCAGGAAGTCCACCAGCATCAACATCGATACCTTTACCCAAACCAGCAGCTAAGAATTTTGCTCCGTTTGCGTTCAAGACTTCAACATCATTGATCTTGTAAACTTTTCCAGATTCCAAGTTCCAATCAAGGTTTGAATCCCAAGAGCTTGTAGCATTATCAAACAACAAGGTAGCATAATCACTTTCAGAAACTCTAATACCAGCACCGTTAGAGCTGGCTGCATCTGCACCAGCAGCAATCAAGATATCTTTGTCAGCGACTACTAAGTTTTGAGAATTAACAGTAGTTGTCGTTCCCTGAACTTGGATATCACCAGCGAAAATAACCTTTCCTGTTGTATCATCAATCGTCATCGCAGCTGCGCCGTCGGCCGCTTTAATTGCAGGAACCTTAAGAGCGGTTTCGATCTTAACTGTTGCAGGAAGACCAATTTTAATCTGATCTGTTCCAGAAACCAAAGTTTCTACTTCTTCAACAGTACCAATGAGATTCAGAGTGTCGCCAGCTTCAATGAGTTGAGCGGCACCAGTATCTGCAGTCAAGTTGAAAGAAGATGCAGAACCAGTCGCAAATTCTAACTGACCAGCACTGTCAATCTTCAAGAAAGCATCAGAAGCAGGCAAATCATCAGGAAATACAATAGGAAAGTTTTCAGAAGAAGCGTGAGCCGACAATCCAGGACCTTGCATAGAGTTATTCGCACCAGATGCAAGCTTAAGCTTTGCAGAGTAATCTCCGTCAGGAAGTATTGCTACATAACCTTCACCTTTTGCCATTAATGCAAGGTCTACAGTAGCCTGTCCTACCGATTTAGACATGATTGCAGGTGACTGATCAGCATCAGAGTTTTGAATCTTAAGGTGAGATACGTATGTGTTGGCAACACCAACTTCCAAAAATGCATTTCCATCTTTGTCCGCAATTATATGACCGTCTTCCGCTCTTACCTGCTTCAACGTCATTCTTGTTTTTAAAATAGCCATGAGGCCTCCAAATTATTATTTTTTTAATAGTTTATTGCTTAACCAAACTAATAACCACAACTTATAGTTTTTTTGAGGATAAAGAAGTTTATCTCCTCTATAGAGCAAATACCCTTCTTGAGGCCACTCGATTTCATCTAAAGAAATTACGGTTGACGATCTACCTCTTCTGTTAAGAGAAACTGCAGTTTTTGAATTGACAAGAACCTTGTCTTCTTCGTCGACAAAAGATACTAAAGATCTATTGCCCTTACAATCCTCAATAACGTCACCTTGTTCTGGCTGGACCACTATGTCCGTTCCAAAAAAAGATTTAAACCATAAAACTAACTTTTTAATTTTTACAGAACTCATACTATCTCCAGTTATTAATAGAAATCTAGGAATACATTATCTTTTTAAGCATTTTTAAATTATTGTCATACTTCATAAACTCGGAATTTACGAACTCAAGTCTTAAAGATTCACATTTATTATTTTTATCTTCTAACTCGAAATGATACTTCCCTGAAGGAAGCCTCTTTGCAACTATCAATCTTAAACCACTGGTTAAAAGATACGCTGCAAATGCCAAATCTGACGTAGTATATGTTTCTTTCATATTAGTACCTTATATTTGTTGGTGTATTTTGCAAAACAAAGAGCCATTCTCTTTATCGTGCTCACATCTGTTGCCACTATTCAAATGATATATGCAATAATTATCAGAAATCTCTATAAAAGATTCGGAAAAATCAACATCCTTCGTATTATTTTGAAGCGAAGCGTTTCGATCTCTTTCACTATCTTCTTCTTTTTCAAAAGGAATATCCGCACCATCAATCGGCTCCATTATCAAAAAAGAATCTGAACTTTCTTTTTCCTCAAGAACAACACCACGAGGTTGTGTTATTTTTTCAACATCTTCTTCGAAAAACAAAACTGGGTTTTTTTCTTCGAAAAATTCAAAATCAGACTCAACCCTGTCTTCTACGAAAAGTTCATTGGAAGGTGTGATTGAAGATAAGTCATCTTCATAGTCAAAGAAGTCAATAAAAGAGTCGTTTGGGTGATCATCATCTTTAACGAAGTTACTTCCCCTCTTTGAGAATGAGAAAGGGACTGTTCGTTTTCTTTCGGCACTGGCACTAATATAGTGAAGACGCTTTCTTAATTTATTATTATTCATAATACTACAAAAAATATTAACATAGATCTGGTTTGTGTAAAAAAAAAGGAAGGCCTAAGCCTCCCTTTCTATACAAATAATTCAATTAGATTATTATGCGCTAACAGAACCAGTCGCAACACCACGAGGGTTTACGATACCAATTCCAACAATCTCAGAAACAACCCAGCCAAGCTTTAATTGCTTAGGCTCATCAGCAGGAAGAACTTCAATGTCTTGTCTTACTGGCATAACACCAACAAACTCAGGATCAGCACATGCAAAGGCAGAGCCTGCAGGAACGATCTTAGAAACAATGATGTCAGCTCCGAACATGTGACCATACAAACCAGTTTGCATGATTTCTCTCTGAGTCACAGGATCAATTGCAGAAGAACCACCGTTACCAGCAGATTCCCAATCCAAAATATCTGTAAACTCATTGATGTTCAAGAAGTACTTAGAAGTTACGAGATCCCATCTGTCGATCTCTCTCTTCAGACCCAACATTCCTGACTTCTGCAAAGAACCTGCTTGAGAAGAGGATGAAAGATTTCCTGAAGTTGACTGCATCGGATCAAGAGCAACTGAAGAGTTTTCAGCAGTTCCAGCAAATTCCAAAGCTGCAAATACGTTTGCATCTTCTTGCGCTTGAATTTCTTGACGAGCTTTTTGTTGAGCACGATCAATCACGTTGAAACGTCTTCGCTTAACTTCAGCAATGCGTACTGTAGGGTTTGAAACAATTTCAAACTCAGGAACAGTAACACGGTCACCGAATACGCGAGACTCAGGAGCAGTACCGTTAGAAGAGATGACAACAGCAGCAACGTCGATATCTCTATCGTATACTGGCAATGCACCTTGCGGTAAAGGATCAACAACGAGAGCTTTTCTTCCGACACCTTGATAGTCCAAGTTTCTTCGGATAGGAGTTGCCATTGCTTGACCTAACGCAATTTTTCCTTCTTGAGTCATCAAAGCTTGCTTGATCATTTCATCTCTCTGCTCGTTATTCAACGAAGGAGCAGAAGATTGAACTGAATTTGAAGGATTCAACTCATCAATGATACTAGCATACTTTACGATCTGAGAAAGAGCATCTTGTACGTTTGAGGCGTTTAATTCGCCGTTTGTATTAAAAATATTAGACATAGTATTAACCCTCCCTTATTTTTGACCTAAGAAGTAAAAAGCGAATTTTTCTGCAGCGGCACTTTCACCAGCAGCAGCCAAAGTTGTAGAAACCAATGAATCATCGTTCATATCACCAACAGCGATAGCAACGGAGTCTTCAGAGACAACTGCTGACAATAGACCAGCGCTAGTTGCGTAAAGAGTAGTGTTAACTGCGGTTCCAGTCAAATCGGTCCCGTCGATAGCATACAAGCCAGGTGCGTGCCAACAAGTTACTTTTCCTGATGCAAAATGAGTGGTTGGGCCAATAGCCACAACAGCTCCTGATGCACTTCGTCCGTATGTAACGCCAAGACCAGCAGTTCCGCCAATCGCAGAACCCATAAGAGTTCCGTAACCTTCAGTTCCGTCATCCAAAAGGAATCTTAGCTGTGATGCCGTTCCTGTTCCTAGCACTGCAGGTGCTGGTTGTCCAAGTGCGACCATAAGTTTGTCACCACCAGATAGTGGTCCTACTTGTAGTGCGTCAGCAGCAGCTGGATCTTCAGTTGAATTCCCAGTGTTTGTATCTGCCTCGAATACACCAATTTCTCCACCCGTAACAGTTTGTGCTGCTTTTAGGTCAAATTGACCAATAGGGCGAAGACCTGGCTGTAAAATATGTAAAGCCATAATTATATCTCCATAATTAATTTAGTTTAGTTGTTATTTGTTTCTAAAGTTACCAGAAGGAATACTTCTAGCAACGTCAACATGATTAGTTTTGCTCTGATGACCGTTTTCAACCAAACCACCTTTGCCCAAACTCTTTGAAAGATATACTTCGTCTTTATGAGAGTCTGATGTGATGTCAGATCCTTCGTAAAAAAAGCCCATAAGGTCTTTTTTTGTTCTGGAATCATTTACGGGGTGTTTTTCCTCGTAAAAATCTTTCATTCCACTATAGAACTCTTTCAGTAGTGGATCATCATTAGAACCCTTTAAGGCGTCCTTATAATAACTTTTAGAAAAATCATCTGCCATACGTATTATTGCTTGTTTATTAATAGTATTTGAAAATTTCTTTACTTTTTTAGACATATCTTCTCCCTCTTTCTTTATTTTCGTTAATTCTTCGAAATATTTATCCTTTTCTTTTGCCGACTCGTCAGAAGATTTTAATAACTCACTCAGATTAATCTTAAAAGTATCAACCTTGCCTTTCTTACGATCTTCGTCTGACATTACAGCCAGATATGAATCCACAAGCATTATAGATTTTGAGCACCAAGCAGATACGAAATCTGGAGAAGCAAAGAATAGCTGATTCTTTGTGAGACCCGCATCCGACACATTCCCCGTACTTAAGAAGTGCTTAACTAATCTTTCCGAAATCAGCTTCTTTGTACTCTCAAAGTTTTTTTCATCGGAGTCTTCCTTTGTATCTTCTACTTTTTCAGGATCCTCCTTAGCCAAAACTAACATTCCATCTCTAGAATCATTGGAATTTCCAAAAAGACTTATACCTTCTGATGAAAGTCCATTCATTGTATTTATATCATCCCAAAAACCATCTGTAGCTGTAGCTGTAGATTTAGGACTAACGTTTTTCATGAATTTAGAAAGACCATTATTTTTTTTAAGTACACGCTCAAACATACCTTTAACTCTATCGGATCTTATTTCTACAAATCTTTCTGAGAAAACATAAAAATACTGTCCCACCGCTTTAAAATTCATAACAAGGCTTGCTCTTGCTAAAAATCTAAGAAAACCTCTTGTATAAGGGCTTAGAAGGTTCATTTTGGACAGGTCTGCATATTCTGCAGGAACTCCTCCTCCACTTCTTCCAGCGACACTAAGATCCCTCTCAAAGCCTCTTCCTCGAGCCTCCCTGTAGAAATAGCTAAGATTACTCATAATCTTTAATCTCTTGAATAGTTCTTTCTATCTTGTACAGGTCTGCATAGTTACTATCATCTATAGCTACTGCAGCCATTTTCTCCAATTCTAAAATCATGGATGATCTTACTTTAATTTCATACTCTTCAGCTTCACCGTCCTCAGAGACTATAACAACTTCATCGGCGACTCCATCTTCGGCAAGATCAGAAACCTGCTGCTTGAAATCCTGCACAGACTTGCTTGTATCTTCAACAACCTTTTTAAAGTTTTCAACCTTTTGTGAAGAGCTCTGAGATTCTTTAATAATTTCAGAAACCTTCATTATGTTTGATATCGTATTAGACTCTAGCTGAGAAAAGACCTCAGAATTGTTAAATAATTTTACATCTTCTTTTGACCATTTTGACATTGGTAATCTCCATTTTTTATAATAACATAAACTCTAAGGTAGAGTTTGTAGCGCTTGGTGGTCCAGTCACAACCGCGACCCCTGGATGAGTATCACTGGGTGACTTAGAAGTAAGCTTGCCTTCAGTATTTACATATAATGTTGCATTTATCGGATAAATCTGAGTTGTATCAAACTGATCCGTGGCATATATGCCTCTTTGATAGTGAATCGTTATTCTTCCGCTACCCAGTGTGGAGTCATCTCCAGGCCTATTTGCCACGTGGTATATGTAATTAACGATAATCCTGAAAGAATCAAAGATGCCATCGTTATCGGAATCGTAATTAAGAGGAGTCCCTGCAGGAACGGTAATTATTCCGTTTACGGAATTTAAAACAACGGAAACTGTAGAGGTGAAAGAAGAAGATTTAACATTTGGAAATTCAAGAACTCCAGTTACATCTTCAGAGTTAACCAAATCTCCATTTCCATCCGTATGAGTTGCTGTCACTGAAACTAAAATTATTTCATCAATTTGCGGCTTTGTAAAAGAAACAGTTCTTATGTCGTCAATTATGCCCAATGGCGCAGTTCCATCAGATACTGTTGCGACTATGTCATTACCTATCAACCCAAGCTGGGCAAAACATCCAGGTTCGAACTCTGCAGTAGGATCTACTGGCAGAGATATTGGCATTGAGTTTCCACTGTGAATAATTTTTAGCATAGCTTCCCTTAATACAAACTTACAATTTTATTAATATAAAAAAGGGACCGCCCTAGAAAAAGACCGACCCCTTTAATTATACTCAAAGTATTTCAATGAAAGATTATAAGAATTAAGTGTTTTTAATTCTTATCATAGAGGCCTCAATTGCATCGGCTCCAACATTATCTCCACTAACTCTCATATTTCTTGCTATCTTCTGAAGTTCTGTGCAAACAGAGTTCTTTTTCGCAGATTCTTTTCTGAGATCTTTGTTTATTGATATGGCGGTAGCTTCAACAACATCAGATGCGAAAACTTCACCCTTAGCTTTAAGAGATGCTGCAATCTTTCCGAGGCCTCTCATGATTCTGGCCTCTTTGGAGTTCTCATCCATAACCATATCATCCATACCCATGTCGTCCATAGCCATGTCGTCCATAGCCATATCGTCTATAGCTTCGTCAACCTGAGTTGCCATAATGTCTTTAGCCATATCCATCATAGCATCACCATGATCTTCGGCATTATCCGCAACGGGATTTTCCTCAGAGTGGTATTCAGCCTTCTTTTCAATTTTCTTATTCATAAGCTGTTGGAATTTCATAGCGATATCATCGCCTGCAAATTTTCTATACATATTAATTACCTCTTGTAGTCCCACATTCCTGAAAGCAAGTTTGCATTCATTCTTGATGATGTTTGAGTTGATGCGAAGTCATTAGTTTCTTTAAGGCCAATGTTAACACCGCCAAGGTCAGAAGCTACTTTCATATAAGAAACGTTTTTGGTATTTCCAATACTCTTTTTAAAGCTTTCAAAAGCTCTATCGTCAAATCCCATAATGTTATCTACCTGATCGTCCAAAGCAGTTTTAGTTTGACTAATCAAACCTTTTGTTTGCATTTCTAAGGCAACATCATAAGCTCGTCTAAGCTTTATTTTGTAATTTTCTCTTTCCTGAGCAACTTTTTTCTGCTCAAATTTTTCTGAAATTACTTTCTTATAGGAGGCTTCTTTTTCATGATGCATTGCATCTTCAGCTTTGTCTCCAGCGTGGTCTTCGGCACAATCTTCAGCGTGATCTTCTGCGTGGTCTTCAGCATGATCTTTAGCGTGGTCTTCAGCCTTCTCTTCTTCGTAAGATGCAGCTCTATATTTTAACTCTGCTTGCTTAAGAAGAGCTTCTCTTCTTGTCTTTCTCAAGTCCATAGCCTGAGATATAAGACCTTGAACGCCTTCGTCTGAGTCTTTAGAAGCAACCTTGTTGATTCTTGTTCTTGCCATAGCTGTTTTGATTTGTGTCCCGACAGCAAGAAGAGCTTTTGCCTCTCCGACTAGTCTGTTACAATCATCAACCGCTTCTCCAGCAAGCTTTGTGAATCTTTTTCTGTCCGCAGAAGAAATTTTACCAATATTGTCGTAAGTCTCAGAAACCATTGCCATTTCGTCAGCACTTTCGTCCAACTCTGTCGATGAAGTCTTAATTCTGCCAACTAAATCTCTAGCAAGAGACTCGATTTCTCCATCGGACTCTACAGGCTCATCTCCAAAGGTATTAACATTAACGGTAACGTCTCTACCCTGATCAGCCTCAAGTTCTTGAACTAAATCTTTCATCTCAGCCAAGATTTCTTCTATTGTTACGATCTTTGCATCAATTTGAGTTGACGCATGTTCTTCAGATTCTTCTTGCTCAAGACCATCATCATTTTCTTCTCCAAGATCTTGAACTTCTGGAAGTTCCGAACCTTCGGGTGCACCCATATCTTCCATCATAGGAGGCATATCTTCCATTTCTCCCATCTCTGGCTCTTCCATCTCTGGTAGCTCTTGAGCATTCTTAAGAATGCTTATGGTTTTATTTAAACCTTCCGCTCTAACCGTTTTGCAGACTTCTTTCCCATACTCTTTAGAAGAAACCCAATCCCAATTGCTTTCAATATCTGGACCAAAAATTCTTCCAACTCTTTCTGCAAAAACTCTGTCTCCTCCTGCGAAAACTTCAAATATGCAGTTTTTCTTGTCCAAAGCTCCAGATGCTCTTCTAATAAGCTTAAGCTTTGTTGAAAGACTAGGGCCTCTATATGCAGAAGTCTTCGATAAAGGTCTTGCTAAAGCGGCTCTGCTTAACTTTGCCTTAAGCTCTGCATCGCCAGGAGCTAGGCCCTTATCTCCGCCAAGATTACCAGTTTGCTTCATTTGCTTGTCATTATCAAATGTATACTTTTCTTCTTTAAAAGTATTAGGCTCTCTACCTTCAGATCCGCCTTGCATATAAGCCATTCTCTTCATAGCTCTTTCTTGAATGGCAGCTCTGCTCAACTTTGCCTTAAGCTCTGCATCGCCAGGAGCAAGACCCTTATCTCCACCGAGATTGCCAGTTTGCTTCATTTGCTTATCATTATCAAATGTGTACTTTTCTTCTTTAAAAGTATTAGGCTCTCTACCTTCAGATCCACCTTGCATGTATGCTAGTTTTCTTCTTGCCTGAGCTCTCTTCTCTAATTTGCTATTACGCATTAATTCCTCCAACGCATTTTTAGTTCTTAATTTAATATTATTTTTGTTTAAAGAAGCCAAGCTAACGGTATCGCTACCTGGCTGCGGAAAATCTTCTCTAAAGTAATCTTCAGTATCACTATTAGAATTAGAAATAGTCTCTTGGAAGTTAGATGGATCGCTCAAATAGTTACTTTCGGAGTCTACTTTTACTTCACCTTCAGAACCAAGGTTTAATCTACTTAAAACTTCTTCAGCAAGAGAGTGTTTGCCCATTTCGTCCAATACTTTTGCCGACTCTACTATGTTTCTCAACTCATCTACACTAACCTGATCAAAAGACTCGTCAGCCTTAAACGCAACTTTTACATTCTTATCAAAAAACTCATTTATTATCTCATTCCTCTTGTCCAAAGAACAGGAGTCGTCTTTACATGCTGTTTTCATTATCAACTCTAAATGTTTCGCTTGAGAAACATTCAAAGATGCAATTTTAGTATCTACGTTTGATACTCCAGCACTTGTAAACTGTGATTTGTACCCATTGAGCGAAGCAATACATTTTAAAAGTATTGCGCCAGGCTCTGCGGGCTGAACAACAAGACTGTACTCTATCGGCTTCAAACCAACATTTACTTCTCCGTGTCCCGTCCTATCCTTAACATGATTGCAATATTCACTTGCAATCTTCGCCTTATTTCCACACTCAGTACAAATACTCGTCTCTACGGCAGTACCCATACTTCCGTACCTAACCAAACCCTTCTCAACTTTGCTTGCCAAATCAGGATAGTTAGCTTTGTCTAGTGCACACAAGCCAACAATTTGCTTGAATTTCTCATCATAGTGTGTATCTAAGATGATACCTCTGATTCCATCAACAGAAGATGACTCGTGATCCCTGCATAAAGGAAGTCCGATCCACTCCTTGGCAGCAATCTTAAGTTCTGATTCTGGAAAAATATCTGAGTTATTATTTCTGTGAGGCTTGACATTTCCATGCCAATTCCAATCATTATCAAAATAGCCCCATGCATCTTCTCCGTTTGCGAGCTTCTTTATAGACCCGCCTTCACTAAGAATGCTTGCCTCCGCAGCCTTCATAAATATAATGCTGAAGTAAAGAAAGTCGTCAGATCTCGGAGAAATGCTCTTTATAGATTTCGCAACCTTAGACATTCTTCTGACGATATTTTCGTCAGCCAGAACTTCTCGTACCTTATCTTTACTTAGAACTTTTGAGCCAAGGGAGTTATTTGACTTTTTAATAATCATAATTTTTTTCCTATTAAAATCAACTAATCATCTAAAATTAGCCAGACGCATATATGTGTAACTTTTCTAATCAGTAAGAAGGGGCTTTCCCAGTATATGCTCCCAGATAAAGCTCCTGCATCTTCGAAGAACTGTCTCCAAATCTTCAGAAATCTTACAAAAATCGTCTGTTTTTTGACTTAAGTCGTTATAAAAGTTCTTAGAATCCATTTTTCCTTGCAATGACAAGATTTCCTTAAAGAATTTGCTAAGATTTCTTGTTGTTGCAAGCATAGATCCCATTATGTCTTCAACATGAGTAGTGTCTTTGATACCTTCTAAGAGTTTGATTGTAGAGTTTACGGAGTACAGTACCGCTTTAAATTTTTTAAGCTGTCTTCTCATCGACTGTCTATACACACCTTCTGACGATAACACAGCAGTATAATTTGACTTGTGCTTTTCATATATGTTCCTATTGTACTCAAGACTAGCAACCATATCTCTTATTCTTTTAATATTTTTAACGACTTCTTTGTCTACAGTAAGAGCCTTTTCTTTTGCTGAGTTTGAAACGGGAAAAGCGGCTTCCTTCTCTATGGAAAAATCAAATATGTTGATCTCATGACACGCCAGTGCGCTACAAATTATATTTGAAACCTCGCTAATACGTCTTGACTTCGAATTTACTATTTTATATGAACAGCCAGGATAAGCCTTATTGAAGGCTATTTTAGTGTTAATAGAGTTAAGGTCGGAATCATTTATCAAAACAAAATTATCGCTTATGGGTTCAAAGTAACTAGCCTTTTTTGAGAAAAAATTTCTACTTCCAGAAAGATGATTTATTCTCTCCGAAAAACAGCTAGAGCCTTTTATTATAGATTTGACGCTGGACGATACTATTGTCGTTTTATCTACGTCTATAAGATCAGATAGGTAATATGCGTCAATTTTAGAAAACTTAGAGATATCTCTATCCTCTTTCTCTACTGCAAAACACTCATCGCCTTCTGAAATATCTTTATCTTTACAGGTACCGCCATTAACCTCTATGACCAGGTCAGCCATTCCGCCGTAAAACTTTTGATCTCCAGGCTTTACATTTTCACATATTTTGCTTACTACTCCATTTGTTATAAATAAAATATCTATAGGAAAAGAAACATCCTTCATTTGAAATGTAAGTGGCATCTCCGTATCATACAGAAAGCACATAGCCTCATCATCTTCCAAGAAATCTACAGCCTGAAGGCCTCTATTCTTTTCTTCGGGGGTATTGCACATAAGAGTCTTAAAAAGATTCTCACCTATGCTATAATACTTAAATTTATCTTCTGTTCTGGAAACTGAAGAATAGTCCTCGTTCTGCTTAAAATATAAACCCAAGTCTAGGGCAAACTTTCTAACCGAAAGATCGTGCTTTGACGACATTATTATTAGCTCAGAATCATTTGATGCCTTTCTTTCAAAATTTTTAATTAAAATCTTGTAATCTTCTGATGACCTCAAAGCCTTATTTATTATTATCTTGTCAAATCTGTCAATTTTGCTCGAATATCTAACATCATCACTAAGAGTTCTAACACCTGCGATAACTCTGTTTGAGATGACAGTCACATTATCCTTCATTATGCTTGCTGGAATGTTATCACAAGCAAAAAGAATATTGTTAATCTCCATAATCTCATCATCTGGAACAGGTTCGTTGTCAGAATCTACAAGATGGTTACTATTAGGATCTATTACGGAGAAGGAAGAGTGATCGCTTGGATCTTGATTCTCCACATAGTCTGTGTTCTCATTTATTCTTATCATAAAATACTTACCTCATTATCAAAGTTAACTCATCTATTACCCTTTTTATGAAATAGGTATCTTTTGCGATGAGAATATTCTTAATTAAAGAAAGGCTAACTCCAACAGATGCTCCGCCTGGAGATTTCTTATTAGAAAGTTCTATTGGGTTAAATTCTTTAATCTTTTCTTTTATTGACTGTACAGACTTTGGTCTGGACTCAAGCTTCATCTTTGACAATATAATCTTTATAACCTCAAAGATCCTCTCTGCGACAAATCGAGGATCTCCTGACGCTGAAAAGTTTGCAGTCTTGTATGATACATAAAATGAATCCATAGCCTTCTCTATAGATGTTCTCGCATCATGTTTTTTAATTAAAACATTAAACGCATCTATCATCTCATCTAGACTTTCAAGGAACCCATCTTCTCTGAAGCTGTCCAAGATTAAGCCCTGGGCCCTATAAAATGGATCTGAATTATCATATAGTATGGCGAGCTTTACTATATCCGACATAAAGTTTCGACCTTTTGGGTTCATTCTAGAGGCTAGAGACTCTAAATCTTCATAAACAAAATAGTTTTTGTTTGCAGAAAAGCCTGCAGAGCCGTTATCTCCTTCTAAAAAACCAGCCTCTCCTCCTTCAAGAAGATTTAGGATCTCTTTTATATCTGCAAATCTTCTCTTTTTAACTTCTTTTTTGGGCATCACTTATCCCTATAGGCTTAGCATCTTTTAAGCTTATTTTTACTTTCTTTCCATTAACAGAATAATATCCATTATTCCCTATATACTCAGAAAGCGTTGTTTTTATTTTTTTACCGCCCACGCTGACTAGGTAGTAAGTGGACTGCGTTGTAGAAGAAGAATTCTTCTCTAAAAACCCATCTTCAGCCTTTGAGGGAATTGAGATCTTAAAGTGTGCTGGCCCAGAAATATCGGCTGAGGGCGAAGAAGAATATTTCTTTGGGGAGATTGTATAAAGATCTTCTCCAATGTGCGCACTAAGATCTGGCTTTTTAATATGAAAAATGGTGTCGCCATCTGAGAAGGTAACGCTAGCTCTCGTTATAGTTATTTTACCTTCCGATATGACAACTTTAGCGTCTGGATGGACAAAAACTTGAGAACGGGCTTGAGTATCCCGAGAGAGATTTGATCTAATCACATCCTCTGTGTTTCCAGGAAACTTTATTACTATTTTAGAAAAAGGACTTATAATTTTTTGAAAAGAAGAGCCCTTCTCTATAGACCCCTTATTGGCGCCCAAGGGACCTTTCTTGACGGCTATAGAAACTTTACTTTCCTCACTGTCTATTTTTATTTTAGGCTCAGAAGATGGTTTCTCTCTTCTGGCCGAAGTAAAACATGATGTTAGCATGCTTTTTATCGATCTAACCTTTGACAATGCCTGAAATATCACATAATTATTACATATATCTTTCTCTGAAGAGTTTGCATTCAGATCTACAAGATTTCTTAAAAGCTCTGAAACAGCATAAACATATTTGTTAATCTCAAAACTTAATTTTTTAGAAATAAGAAAGACCTCATCCTGTTCCGTAAGATCTGCATTCATGTTAGACGACAGCATATTCTTTTTTTTCTGTCTATACTTGCAAAAGGCTTCTGATAAAAGACTAGACCTTGTATCTACTTTTAAATGAAAGCTAAGTCCAGGTATCTTCTTAACTTCAGATGAAGAGGAGTTTACCCCAACATACTGATCATATACTCTTAAGATACTGGACGACTCTTCTTGTATATATCCGATATCAAAACCCAGAAGCGTGCCTTCTTTTCCTGATATTAAAGAGTAAAGATCTCCTAAAGTCATACCTCTTGAGATCTTACCTATATTGACATCTTTAAAGATCCTATCGTTAGAAGCTGATGATTCTCCAACATTATAGCTTTGCAAGTCAGCACTTACGCCTGCTGGAAAGTTCTCTTCAAGTACTTTATAGTTTCCCTTAGAATAGTTAGCTGCCGAAGCTCTATTTAAAATCACGCTACCGCAAAAAGCATTGGTCAGCCTAATCATATTTGTAGTTGGTGTAGCAGTTTGAGATTTTTTTATTATTTTTTCGTACTTCATCCTAGAAGACCTCCTGGTGAGCTTCCGTCTGGTCCGCCTTGACCGCCACCCATATCTACTCCTGGTATTCCTCCGCCTTGATCATCATCCTCTGAAGATGTTGTTCGTGCGGGCTCAGGTATAGACTTATTAGGGTCTAGTTTTTCTAGTTCAGATAGTCTCATTTCCGATAATATCTGTTGCTCTTTTGCGAAGATAGCCTCACTAACAGCCTCCTCTCTTAATCTTCTCTTTTCTTCTTCATACGACAAGCCTAAAGACCTATAAACGGTCTGTAAGGAAACCTGCTTGTTACTTACGAATGGAGTTATAGAGTTTACATATTCCCCGACATCATAAAGATTCATATGATTAAAGTCAATTTGAGGAACCAGAAGTCTTTTCTCTCCATTCTTATATTCAAAAAAGTCTTGTATTTCGCATATAGGTGCAAAAATCTTTCTCTCTAGCCATTTTTTCATCATATTTCTAAAAATATCATAGCGCTGCCTTAAAACTTCCAATCCAACGGAAGAAGACGCGTATGAGTTACCATGAACACCTATCTTTCCATCTTTTCTAGTTACAAATATATGATTCGGAACATCAAAGCAGAAAACTCTTTCTTTTTCTACGTAATTAACACTTACATCACTAGGTCTAACTAGAGTTTTAAACTTACGATTACGACCCCTCTTTGACTCTTCATTCTTAAACACAGATATATGGTAAATATCTTTTCGCGTTTCGTCTCGCTTTACTCTTTTTAATTTAGATGAGTATCCAGCTTTAAAGCATATCTCCTGAAAGTCATCTGCCATTCTACCAGACACAGTAAAGTACTTAAAAGAGCCAGAAGAGCTATTCTTGTTGACCGAACCATCACCAAGGCACATTGCCTCAATAAGAGTCCTTAAATTAGCTCTATCAAGCTTTTTAACCCACTCTGCAATATACTTACCTTCGCTTCTCTCTCCGAAGTTACTTAGAATATATTCCGACAACTTAGTGTTTGATACTCTCCAACATCTTTTATTGCTATTCTCACAATTAATCGTTGATTTATATTCAAACTTAGAGAAAAGATCAGACATCGCCTCAAACCCTTTACTGCTCTCTTGCTGAGTAATTGTGATAGCGCAGGGGTTATTATGATTTCTCTTTGGGTCTCTTCTTCGGACAAGGTGACCTTCTGATAAGTAATATCCTAAAAACTTACAAAAGTTAGTAATTCCAACTTTTCTGATAAACTCAACCTTAGAGTATTGCTCTTTATCTGGAATTAAGACGAAATCTTTCTTCTCACCATTAAACTCGCTTGCGAAATTTAAAAATCTAACATTGCCTCTGTACTTTGAACTAAAGGTGTCACCAGAAAGTAAATCATTATCAGAGAATACACTAATAGCTTTTTCTTTCTCGAATGTGCATCCTCCATCTCTACTCAAAAGAATGTCATGAAAGTCTGTGCATTCAAAGTCATTCATATCATTTGTAATAGAATACATAAGTCCTGAAAACAAGATGTCTGTCTTATTTGTAGGTGACTGATACTCTAACTCATGATTATTAGGATTAATAGTTGCAATCTTATCTCCATCTTGAAACATATCAAAAGATATAAAGCCCTTACCCTCAACGAGTATTTCGGTATTCTTAACAGGAACGCAAGCGCCCTCCTGGTCCATTAGAGATTTTGGAACCATAAGTCCTGCGTAAAGATTATCCGTTATATGAGTTATGTCAGAGCCTATATCCATAACTCCCGAACCAGCACCATTTCTTTCGATAGTAACATCTGCATGAGTTACTAGCTTGAAATCTTTGTCGTATTGAGCTTCTTCCAAGATATGCCTAAAAGCTTCTATGTCAGATTGAGATGGTCTGTAATCATTACCACCAAGTTTTACCAAGGTTAGTGGATTTATCATTCCGTCTGCCTGAGCAAACTTACTTTCTCTTAACTTATCATAGAGCATGATATCTTTATAACAAGAAACTATAATTGATGTTCCTCTTATATCGTAAGGAGAGCTTAAAAGTTTTAAATGAGAAACATTAAAAGGATCTAGGGGGATATTTTTTCCTCTTCTTACATTATCAATTATGTGCTCTGGTATATATCTTCTCAGAGCAACATCAGAAGGGGCAGTTGAATTTATCAATCTTTGCAATGACGCATCAGGTCTTAAAGATGCAATTGTTTGATTGCCAATTATTGACTTTTTGACATGAACATAATCTGGATTTAAAATGGATATCCTAGACCAAGTACCGTTAGACTCATCTAGCTCAGAATATGGGAAAGTTTCACCTAATTTCCAAAACTCAAGTCCAGCACCATATATTACAGAATATAGATCTATTCTTTCTGCCATATCCTCAAAAAACTGCTGAACTTTCTTAGAAGAGCATGAGATATTTATTTTTGATATAGGAAAAGAGGCGTGAAGATTTATAGCGTTTCTAACAATAGGATGGGTATCGTAGTAAATGCGATTCCACGCATTCATTGTTACTCTATCTCTAGGAAGATTTAAGTTAGCCAGCTGAAACAGTGGAGAGTAAACTTCTGGACCCATTCTATCAGTCTGAGAAGAGCTACTAGGCTGGCCCATTGGAGATACTATAGATCCGATTTTATTTAAAGAATCCTGCCTGTACTTTGGGGAGTGTGCGATGGATGGAGTTTTTGACGCAATACTATCCTCATCAGCAACAGCCTTTTTGGTTATTGCGTCACTAATCTCAGCCCTTCTAACATCAGATAGAGCATCAAACTTTTTTCCAGGATTGTTTGGTCTACTTGTTCTTCTCATAATCTTCCCCGACAACTTAAATCATTTAATTAATATAATACTATATAATACTATATAGAAAAAGTTAAAGTCTAACTTTCGCTATAACGGGAACAGGAAAGTTTGGCTTGTCAACATGACCAGGTCTTACGGTAAATCCCTTTGTAAGGTCAAATTTATATGCCATATAAGCATACATAAGTGCCATAAGTCCATCATTAGGTAATGACCCCTTAACATATGTTTTTATTGGCTGTCCACCGACAACTCTTTGTTTTAATTCCATAGAGGTGCAGTGATCTATAAGCCACTCTATCTTCTCATAAGATTTCCACGGCATTCTTATCTTACCCTTCTTAAATAAATCAAAAATCTCCTCAATCATCAAGTCTTTATTATAAGACACGATAAGTTCTTCTTCTCTATACTTCATAGGCTTCACTAGCGACGCACTACCCTGAGCTCCAAGAAATCTTTCCCCATACATAAGCTGTATGTCATGAACAACATCCTGACCAAAGAACCAGTCAGAAACTCCTCTTTTTATTCCAAATCTTCTATACACTTCTTTTATTGTTTCTTTCTTATATTCAAAATTATTCTGTCTCAACTTATGAGCATGCTCAACTAAAATTATACCATCGTGAGTTACGGATATTACAACAACGCAAGAATAAGACTGTCCTCCAACAGAACCCTTAGTATCATCCTTTCCGCCCCAGTCTACGCCCATATAGGATGTTTTTATTCTAGTATCTATAGTTTGAGAGAAAGATCTATCTTCATCCTTACACTTATCGTGTATGTCCGCCTTTGTCAGAGGCATCCCTGATCCAGAGTAAAACTCTCCGATTACCTCATTATTCCAAACTCTTTCTGTTTGCGCAGGGTTATTTTCAGGCATTAGATCAAGAATATTTTCTTTTGAAAAGTAAGGTATATATAGTTGATTCACCTGAAATCCAACATACTTGGCATTCTTTGATCCAGTCACAACCCACTTCCCTTTTTCTATTGCAACGGTTTTATGCTGCCTGTGCTGACAAAGAGGACACTCTATTGTAAACTTCTCAACCCATATCTTTCTCCACCTATCATCTTCGGTAAGGTAGAAGGGGTACGTTTGGTCACACTTTTCACATCCCAGATGATAATATCTTTTATCTGACATTTCCCATATGGTATTAAAATGAGACCCCCTCTCTTTTGGAGTTCCAAAAAAAACCTGCACGCCCTTACCTACAGGCCCGTACTTTGCGGCTGTAAGTATTTTTGTAGCATTACCTATTGCTGTCGGATTCATATCTTGAACTTCATCAAAGAAGCCGAAGTCTACAGTCATACCTCTTATTCTGTCGGCATCAGAACCTACAGATTCTATCCAAAGCGTTCCAGTTTCAAACTGCTTCATGGTAAGATTATCTACAGCGTTTTGAGATTTAAGCTTGTTATCGTTTATGAAGTCATCTTTAGCGGTTCTTATCATCCCTTCTAATTTATCTTGAGAGAACTTCTTTACTTGGGCTAATGCTGGAAACAGATGGACGACTCTGGCTGGCGGCTTTGAGAATAGGCCAGAGTTTGTAAAGTAAAGGTCCAGACCTCCCGCCATAACAGAAGCTCCGACCTGTCTTCCTTTTTTTATAACTATAGGCTTTCCGTTAGCCTTCGGAGCCTGCAAGGCGATATATCTATATATATCGACCATAAAGCGCCATCCATTACCAAGAATTTTAAACGGCTCTCCATCTATAGTGAGATTGTTTTCTATAAACATCGCAGGATCTAAATCCTGAAATCTTTTCGATACCTCATCAAATAAATCTACTTCATCTTTAAATTCTTTACTCATACAGACATACTACTCTTCGAAGAAAAAAAATTAGCCCTTGTCGTTATCATCTTCTTCAAAATCATATATTCCCTCTGAAGGTATAAACTCAACCTGTCTGAATTCAGAAGGCTTTCTCATATCTCCCACATGTTTCTTCAACTTGTCTGGGCACATATTCCCCTCAAAAGAGTAAAATTGCGGTATTTCATTTCTACACTTAGAAAGAAGTTTCTCATAAACCATAGATGGGTTCTCAGACAGAGCACTCTTCATGTAATTAAGAACATATACTATAAATTCTAAAATCTTTGTAGAGTTGCAAGATTCGCAGGACCCACAAGTGCACTTTTCTTTCATAGAGCAAGCTTCACAAGATCCGCAATCACAATCAGATGCCGACTTGTTAATTGCATTGTTCGCACCTGTCAAGAAACCTATCCTGTTTTTTATATCATGCATCTTATCTTCAATATTTGCAAACTTTTCTTCTACCCTAAGATCTTTTCTTTCTTTAACTCTATCCAAGTAGTTACTTTCTTTCGTTATAGTGCTTGCAAAATCTCTAATCCAATCTGATGTTATATTGTAAGATTCTTTTTCGCCTATTCTTGTTACTTTCATATCACAATCTCCTAATTTTTATATTGCGCAATATATTACAACATAGTTGCCTTTAGCTACGGCATCTTCATATCCGTAATCTCCCTTCCTTGCAATTGACATCATAACCTCATCTTCTGAGAAGCTCTCACTAGCCATGCCCTCTTCGATTGCATATTTTAAAAACTCTGACCTGATTCTTTTTGCTTCTTGTAGAAATATAAAAACTTGGTCACCATCGTCTTGAAATACATTATCAACGGCTTTCAAGCCCTCTTCGGTAAGTCCGCCCTCTTCCATAGACTCTTTTATAATTGAGTCTATTTTGTCGGCGAACTTAGAGCTTCCAGCAGCATCAAGCTCATTTGCAATTTTTATTATTTTTTTTGCGAGATCTATGTTCATTTTGCACCTGTAAACTAAGCGAAGTAGTTGGTTATAAAGTCAACACCCTGAAGTTCTTCTTCAGAAGATTTTAACTCTTTCTTATCTGCAGACTCAAGGGAGGGCATTGTACCTCTATCTTTAAATATAGGCTGACCCATATCCATCAATGTTTGAAGTATTTCAAGCTGCTCTCTTTCGTTAATATCATACTTGTTTAGTAGATACTCATAGACATCTTCAAAGGGCTTCCCTGCAGAAACTGTTGAGTTTATTAGTATTCCAGATATAGCTCTTATGAAGGGAGTAATGGAAATTACCATATTGCTTGGAGTGCTCGCAGTCTTTAAAATGTCAAAGGAGCCTCTTAGAAGATTTGAAGATTTAGTCTTTTCTGGCAACATTTGCTTTAATTTTTTCATATGATCTTTTAGATAGAATATATCGGTAAGAACTTTCTCCTGTATTGAGCTTAAATCATCAATACTTTCATTTAAATGACCCTCAATATCATTTCTTATAGATGTAGATATTTCATTTGCAAGTCTCTGAAGCCAGGCAATCGCTCTTTCACATCCAAGAAGGCTGCTTCCGTCATGAGTTGGTATTTTTCCAGGGTATTGAAAATTTACGTATCTTGGAAAGTCTGGGAGATATCTGTCATCCTCATAAGTTCTTTCTCTTTCCTCGTCATCCTTCATATCATCAGATCCGAATTCCGAGATGGATATTTCTGAGCCAGGAATCATGATGTCTTTAAGTTTTGTGTCATCACCCGCCATTTCCATTATCTCTTCAAACTCTTTGTTGAGATCCTTTTGAGCAGCGTCGAACTTGGGAGTTTTCTGACCTACACCCTCCTCTATGTCTTCTTGCATTTCGTCGATATCATCGTTCATCATATCTTTTAAATCTTTTAAGGACTTATCCTTATAGTCTTCAAAAAAAGAAGATAAGGATTCTGCTTCAAGTTCTGGTAAAGCCATATCAAAAGCTCTTTTATTTCGCATGTTTGCTCCAAATTCTAACTTTAGTTTGTAGTAAAGCTGTTTGTAAAATTGTTTAATCCCCTATACTGATTGACATGGTTGTCATCCTTATAGGCGTCAAATGGGTTCCCATCTTCGAAAACGGGTGTACTATCTTGTAAATTATTAGCATAAAATCTAGGATAATCAGGACTGCTTCCTCCAGAAGAGATCGGATCGAAAGGCTTTAGCTCTACCTCTTTTTTATCTTCTGGATCATCATTCATGATTTCCCTAAACATTTCTTTCTCTTGATCTGATAATCTGTCTTTAAGATAATTGTATAATTTGGTGATTCTATTATCAGTCATTTATATACCTACCTAAAAGCTTTTTCCTTATTAACAGCTCTTTATACTTTCCCGCAAGAGGAATTATTTTAAAAATATCAAGGTTAAAGACAATATTTAAAAAGTAATCTTCATCATGATCCATCGCTTTTGCAAAAGATCCGAATAAATATTTTTTATTTTTTTCAAAACAATACTTTATGTAAGGTTTATTATCCTTATAGAAAGAAACTATCTCTTCGTCAATAGCAAAGTTAAATTTTGTTGCAAGCTCAACACACTTGATTACTCTATTTTCATTCTCCATTAAGGATGCGCTTGCAGGCATAATTGTTCTTATCAGCCTATTCTTTATATCGTCAAGGCCTCCAAACTCGTCTACAATTTTATCTTCCTGTATGTCATATAATATTGAATTTATAGTAAAGTTTCTAGATTCGGTCTCTGATAGATCAACTTCAGAGTTAATAGCAAGCATACCCGAAGAGAAATCTATCTTAGAGTGGTCTTCGGATATTATAGTAACATAGCCTTTTTTGCTTATTTTAAAATCTTTTAGGTTTTCCCTTGCGAAGAACAACCCACCCAGGAAGCTTTGCCCCCCAGAATTATTTGTTATATCTATGTCGCCATACTCTCTCTTTAGAAAATAATCCCTAACCACGCCTCCAACAAGATATGGTTTTTCCAGTTTATTTTTCTTAAAGCAATCCGATATAGAAAGAACGACAAGTCTATCTTCTTCTCTAAGGTTTAACATATCATTATCCCTCTACGTCTGAGCCTGGAACAACTACCTTTTCAGTGCTGGAGATTGCCTGTTGCGCATTTGCAAGCTGACCCATCATTTTGGTAACCCTTGTAAGAGCATAGCTAAAAGAATCAATAAGTTTTGATTGGGACTCTGCAAGCTCTGGAAACATACTTGCGATTCCAAGTCTATCAAGCATAATATCAAACTCTGCCAAAAGCCTAATAACTCTTCTGTCAGCCAACATACCTGCGATCTCATCAAGTTTATTTGCAGCATCACCTACATTTATGTCTCCTGCAAGATCGTCATACCTGTCATCGTGATCTGGAACTTTTATATCCTCAAACCTAATAGGCTTTACTTCATCAGAAGAGGGAATTCCATCTGTAGGTTTACTCTCTCTTGGAGCCTCATCTTTACTCTCGCCTAGCGCTTCATCCTGAGGACCAACAGGCTCTGTTCTCGCCACTCCATCAGTCATAGGGTCTTCGGTCTGTCCAGGATTAATAGGCCTTGGGGGAGCGGCTGTGGCTGTTGGAGCGTCAGGCGGTGAGCTGTCAGTAACAACTCCAGCATCTTCAGCAACCTCTTGTGCAAATTTCCTAAGGCCTCCTCCAACCTGATTGTTGGAGAGCTTTAACATTTTATTTGCAATATTAAAGGCATAATTGGATTTTGCGGATTTGGACATGGAGCTTCTAAACACCTTTGTCAGCATTCCAATATATTTGTGAGCTTCTCCGTAATCTTCTGTTGAGATATTTTCATTTTCCAAAAGAAGCCTTGTTAGTCCTAGGAGATATCTTCTAAGCTTTTTATAAGTCGCGTCACCACTATCTTTGGAATGATTAAACTTTTCTTTTGCTTCATAAGTCTTTTCGGAAAGATCGTCTTTTCTCCAGTCCGACTGATCTGCGATTGGAGAAAAATAATGCACCGCCTCTTTGTCAAGGCTTGCCTTCTTATAGTTAAATCTGTTTTTGATCCAATTATAAAAATCGTACTTCTCTTCTTCTGAAGTCATATTTGTTTTCGCTGCAACCTTGACAGAATCATCAAAAGAGTAACCATCGTTCATGTACATTGCAACTTTTTGTTCGCAATTATACCAAACTTCCAAATCGTATCTTTTCTCACCATCTGGTGAACTCATATTAAGGTATGATTTCTTTTCCATCTTTTTCATAGACTTCAAGCCTCCTAAGCAATTCTTTTATTTTTTCTCTAAACTCTTTAACATTCCCCTTTATAATACTATCTCTTAAATATGAAAGTATTTTCTGGGCATCATCTATTTTGATCTTCTTGGTATTATTTCTAAAATAGTTTTCTTCGTAAGAGGGAATGTTTTCATAGCACCAATCTCTAAAAGAAATAAAGCTATTAAGATCCGAAATCGTCAACCTTTTCAATTGATAATTTTTCTGATTCTTTTTCATAGTCAACTAGCCCCATCTTTTGGTTTAACTTATCAATAAATACTGGAATCTTCTCAGAGTCCATTTCCAGCAAAACATCACTTACAACATTTTTAATAATAGTAACCTGTTGCATCATTACATTGACATTAACATTGTGCTCAATTTTATTGTCAGAATGACCCTCAATAAACTTTTTCCAATCGGCCATAATGCTTCTCAAGATGTTTATATATTCTATGAAGATCTTATCCTCTCTTAACGAACCTCCTGACTGAAGAACATTGAAATAATATTCCAATCTTGAATTAACCAAAGCCTCCATCTCTAAGAGTCTTCTTGTAACATCTATTTCCGCATCAACAATCTCTTCTAACTTCTCCTTATACGGAGAACTATTTTTAACTATTTCTTTACGCTCCTCTTCCTTATCCGCATCATCCCTAGCTTTTCTTATTTCTTGAATATCGCTCAGGTACTCTCCTTGGATATTGAGATAATCTTTTCTAAACTTATGAAGAGTTATATATGTAACGTGTTTTTTTGAATCAGAATGTCTTTTCTTAAGCCACTCCTCTATGGATCTGACGCTCTCACCCTCGACCAACTTTTTTACAATTTCGTCTTTATCGGGATGATTTAATATTTTCTTAGACATATTTACCTCATATAAAAAGCGCAAGTATTAGTACATAATACTTGCGCTTAGTTTGTTATAAGTCTATCAATTTTATTTTTTGAATAATACGTCAATTATTCTTGATTCTTTGTACAACTTGCTACTTCTCAGGCTGTCTGAAGCCTGACTGGCTAGAGAATTCATATGAGAGGTTTGATACTGTACGCCTTGAGGATTATAAACAACATTGTCTTCGCTAAAACCTTCATTGTAGTCGAAAACTTTACCACTATGAGGATCTTTAAAAACATTACTCGTTCCAGGAACTCTTTGAGCTTGAACTCCTGGCATATTTGGAACATAACGAGTACTTAAACTAGATGACTCTCTATAGCCTTCTGGAGGCTTATACTTTTTATTATCAAACTGTAAATTATACTTGCCATCGTCAATCTGAGAATTTTCAATAGTGGTTCTTCTTTTCATATCTCTGGTTTCAAGATTAACAGGATGTGTACTTAAAATTCCATCGGTCGACTGTTGCGCTGACTTTTTTAACTTCATCAATCTTCTTATTCTAGCTTCTTTCATTTTAAATTTCTCCAAATATTACGTTAATTTTATTTGGTACGAGGATATGCCAAGCACCTCTGAATCTTTTTGATTCTTAGCTTGACTTATTCTGAATAGAGGAGTTAGCCTTCCGTCTTCGTCAAATGCCAACTTTGAAAGTGGAAGTCCAAATCTAGGAGAGTAAAGATCTAGAGATGTAGGGGTTCTTATCAGATCTCCTCTCTGCACCGCTTGCTTAATCATAGTCTCTTTCTCTTCATTCATGCCTGCTGTCTTAAGAAGACTTGCATATTTTTGAACCGCATGAACTATCTGCGTATCATCAAACTTATTCTGAATGGAGAGTAATGCATCCTCAGCACCCATAAAGTTTTTGTCCGAAACAGAACAAATCATCTCGTTCATAAGCTGATGGTAGGACATATTGTTGTAAGATTGCTTACTGAGATTAATTCTAGAGGCTTCCTTTGTAATTTGATTACCAGCAACCTTTCTTATGTTAGAACTATTGAAGTCATATTTCGAATTACTTGTAATGAAAATAGAAGGCATTAAAGGTCTTCCATTCGAAAACTCAACTGGGAACTCAAAGGAATTATTTCCAATCTTTGAAGAAAATATAACACCTTTATCGTTAATATTTGCAACTTTAAGTTGACAGGTAATTCCCGCAGAGCTCAACTCTCTGTTCAGAACACCTCTTGCTCCATTTACTTGATCAAAAGTATATTTAGAGCTAGAAACAATAATTCTATCTTCAATGTCAGTCAGATATGAAAGCTCTTTAGGGGCAGTAACATTCTCAACCTTAATCGAGTCGGTAGGTCTTTCTTCTGCAAATCTTGATCTGGCGTCAAACTTTTTCCCTTCTTCCTTTGACTTTAATGCGACCAAAACATTTTCTTTGGACAGCTTCTCTAGTCCATTATCCGAAATAAAGTGATCTGGGAGTTTGGGAACCCCTCCTGATACTTGAACGGGAATATCTATAGAAACTTCTCTGAAAGATTTTGTTTCAAAAGATGCTCTACATAATATAAAGTGCTCATTCTCTGCAACAACTTTTAAGTTCTTTGGGAAAATCCTAAAAGAATCAAGCTGAACCTTGGCAAATTTCTCAGCCCTGCTTCCAGTATCATTCGAGTATCCAGAAAATGCAGATTTTTTATTTAAAGAAAACACGCCAGCAAACTCATCGGCCATCTTTTCGAGACCAGTATCGTACTCTTGAAGAGTCTTTACGTGCTGCTCTCCGCCTCTTATATGAGAAGCGTTCGCTCTTTTAAGCTCGACAGGCTCTTTCTCGTGCGGAAGAAGAAGACCCGCCATCTTTGACTTAAAAACGGTAGCGTTTTCTCCGCCACAAGAATTAACCAGAGTTCCGTACAGCTGCCCGATCTCTTTTTGAGAAATAAAGTTTTGCACAGAAGATCTCTTGATAACAATATCTCTCATTGTATTTATAAGTATATCGCTAGGGTTGAGATCAGCTTCCTTTGATAAAATACCAGCTACGTATTTCGTAGGGAAATCCTTACCACTATCTAATCTCGAGGTCAGCGCTTTTGCGCTTTTAATTAATTTTTCCAATGACATCTTATTTTCCTATTTGAAATATTTTTTAAGTTCTGGATATGTACTTGTTATTGAGTTAAACTTATCTTGAGGCTGTCCAGCCAATACATCTCTTACGAAAAGTTCGTCTTCCAATTGCTCCTGAAGAGCAGACTTAAACATATTCAAATTGTCTCTGTCAAAACCAAACTCAGAAGAGGCAAACCGCTCTATTGGAGTGCTTTTGTACATAAGGGTAATATTTCGACCTTCGTAGTCGCTTGAGAGATTCCAGTCTCCTTGATTAGAATAATCATACTTAGGGTCAGATGCTCTGACTAAAAACTGTTCATCGCCAACACCCTCAAGCTTCCATAGGCAGTCATAATGATCGTTATATACTTTATACATATCAAAGGCAACTTTTCTCATTCCGAGATCCTCTGTTACGCGAATTCTATCCTTGTCACCCAGATTCTCTGACTTGTCTTTGAAAAATTTTACCAAAGTCTTATCTAACTCATTCACAAAACACCCCTCTATATAGTTTTTGCTTTCTTATTAATAGACATCTATATTTAACACTCAAAGTAATAGATTATAATGGCGAGGGTTCTTCGTCATCATCGCCCATATGCTTAATTCTTTTAAACTCATCTATTCTTTTTAAGATTTCTTTTATTTTGGGATTTACAGCGCATTGTTTTTTTAATTTTTTATAAACTCCGCCATATCTCTTCTTATCATTCTTATAATCAATGTTTCCGTGCAAAGCTTTATGTACCGCGCTTTGAGTTATCCCCAGGTGTTGGGCGATTGCATTCTGAGTCTGCCCCTCTACCCTCATAAGAAGCACGGTTCTTTGGTGGTCGGTTAAAGAATTACTGTGAATCATATTATATAACTCATCTGCCAGCTCTTTTCTCATTAAAACCATTTCTTCTGAAGGAGAAGACTCTTCTAGTATGTGGCCCATCCCTCTTTCTTCGGGGAAGTTATTTAAATATGTTTGATCAAACTTAACTTCCACTATTTTATATTGATATTTTTTCGACTTAGACACAACTCTCTCCGTCTATGGATTAAACTTTTTAAACTTTCTTCCGAAATCCGCTCTTTTATACTTTTTAAAAAACTCATCAACATCTTTTATGTCATCTGGCCCTTTTAAAAAGTGCATGTTCAGGATATTACTATCATACTTCCCTTTTACTCTAGATGCAGTTATTTGACCAGATTCGTCACTATCATAAATAAAATACAAATTATTAGTAAGTCTTAGCAGCTTTACAAGATGCCCTCCAGAGAAGGCAGTTCCACCAAGAGCAACACATTCTTTTATTCCATTTTTAGTCATAGCTACGTGATCCAGGTATCCTTCCACAATAAACACCCTATCTTTCTTTAATATTTCTTCATATGCTAAATTCAAACCAAACAGAACATTGCTCTTTTTAAAAGAACTATTTTTATATTTCGGAATATTTAACATTTTAAAGTTAATATCAGAAGTACATCTTCCAACAATACCTACGGCTTCATCATGCTCATTGTATATGGGTATGATAAGCCTTTGAAAATCTTTAAAATCGCTGTGATATGGGCTTTTCAATATACACTTTCTCAAGAGATAATCTTCAGGGACATATCTCTTGAGAGTTCCCAAGCTCTGAGGAAAGAAACCTATCTTGTACTTGTCGATACAATCTTCTGTTATTCCTCTTCCTTCAAGATAATCACACACAGAGTCTGAATTTTTTAGGTTTGCATGGCATATCTTGGCAATCAAATTCATATAATCATATTCAGATTTTACAGAATTTTTCTCTTCAATAACAGATATGTTAGATGTATTCATTTTTCAATCCCCTTCATCGATTGTATTCTCAATAGCAATGGTCATTGCTTTTGTTATATTTAACATACAGTCGGCAGGAGTGCCACAACTTTTTCCAATTATTTTCCCTGAAACCTTTGAGGCTTCAACTTTATTTTTGCACTTTACGCAATCAAAAAGAAAAGCCTTCTTTCTCTCTCTGATTACGTCACGATTGACCTCCATGGATCTCTTCGCAAAGCTCGACACCAAAACATCTTCACCGCACTCATTACAGAACGCTTTGTTGGAAGGTACATCCAACGAAGCGTCTGTTGTTGTTTTTCCAAGTTTACAAGTTCTTGGACATTGAACTAACATTACATTTCTCCTAAAAGACTATTTTCTTCTAATATTTCTTCATCATCTTCAGAAATACCTGTCTTTACTTTGTTTATATAGTGATCTCTTACTGCCGATTCAACAGTGCCAGATATCTCCAAAATTCTCTCTTCGGCCTTAATCCTTCCTCGGAAGGAATCTTCCATAATATCATACATAACATTGTTAGGTCTTTTTACAATATCAAACTTAACTGCTAAATCTAAAAGTTCTGACTCTGTACTAACCATACCCTTAACATATTCTATACTATACTCGGCTTTCCCGAATGGTCTACCCACCTTGTTCTTTCTAATTGAAGCCCTAACTTTATGACCTATTCTAGTTCCAGAGTCATCTTCAATGGCAGACCCTCCAATAGGTGCCATTTCTACCATAACCGAACAAGCATGTTTAAGAGCTCTTCCTCCTGGTGAAGATGTTGATGGTCCGTACATAACTCCGATAGTTTCTCTTATTTGATTTATGCCAATAAAAGTTACATTTGTTTCTGACAAAACAGGAGTTAGCTTTTTAAGTTCTGTTGTTAGGAATCTTGCCAAAGAAGCAACATTCATCTTTCCAGCCTCAGAATCTTCCTCCTGAGGAGTGCTAAGAGTTGCTACAGAGTCCAAGACAATTATGCCCAAATTTGCAAACTTAGGATCAGTGCCCTCTCGAACAAAATCCAAGATACCCTTCATCTTTTTCTTACCGATTTTGGATTTCGGATTAGGTATTCCGATCAGTCCGTCAAATATTTTCTTGGCTTCATTTGTTTTAATAACCATGACCCTTTTAGTATCAACACCTAAAAACTCTGCCCACTCTGGATCGTATGTAAACTCGGCATCTATAAACATTGCCGTATTTGCAGGGTTCTCGTCCAAGTAGCTTTTGATGCAAGACAAGGCAAGCATTGTTTTCCCTGAAGACTCCTTGCCTGCAAACTGAACAATCCTACCCCTAGGAATGCCCCCTATCCCTAGAGCTGCGTCCAATGACGGTGATCCAGTTCTGACATGAAGAACCTTATCTAGGATGACATTATCACCCGACATAAAAAAACTGTCAACTCCAAAGTGCTTTGCCATTTCTTTTTGAGCTTCTGACTCAGATATTCTCGCCATTTATTCCTCCAAATGCTTGAGATTTCAATATTATTATAGTCGTATTTTTAAAACATAAAAGATTATTCTAGTAATGATGAGAAACCTTTCCTGATTCCTTAACCCTAAATGTTGTTGGCGGCTGCCAATCACTCGGCTCTTCAGGATCATCTACCATCATAGCCTCAGTATTTATAAGCTGAAGACCTATACTTACAGCATTCGATAAGGCTGTAATGGTAACCTTTACAGGGTCTATGACTCCAGTATCGTACAGATTTTCAAAACTATCCGTCCTGGCATTGTATCCGAAATAAGAATCATCCTTTTCTAAAACATGAGTCTTAACATTTAAAGGATCCTTGCTTGCGTTTTCACATATCTGATAAAAGGGTCTAGAGCATGCATCCGAAAGCATATTTAAAACATTCTGATGCTTATCATGATTTTGCCGTCTAAGCATCTCAGAGCATCGCAGCAGGGCAACTCCCCCTCCAGCGACGATTCCTTCCTCTAAGGCCGCTCTTGTAGCCCACATGGCGTCCTCAATCCTATCTCCCTTCTCTCTCAGCTCTAACTCTGTAGAGTAACTCACAGAAACGATTGCGCCTTTTGATTTTAGAAATCTTAACTTGTCCAATAACTTGTCTCTTGAGGCATCACTAATAGAATCTTTTAAGGCATCCTCATAAATTCTTACTTTTTCTGAGATGTAATCATCATTCTTATCTGTTTCAAAAACTTTTGTGACGTGAGGTCCAACTTCTATTTTTTTAGCAAAACCAAGATCTTCAATCTCCGTGGTTGATAGGTTCTCAGAAACAGAATAGTTTGTTCCCAGAACAGAGCAAAAATCTTCAAAGAACTGCTCTTCAAGAAGCGCCTGAGGTATCTTTACTGCGCAAACCTTTAGCTTCCCAAGATTGTTATTTGCAACAAGAGTTTCTAGTGCAGTCTTCGTAATATCTCTTGCCAAAACTAAAACAGGGGTGTTAGTCTCATGTATCTTTGTAAATAAGCCAATACAATCATCAAAATGAGTCATCTCTCTGTTTACACATAATATTCTGGCATTCTCTAAGATAACATTCTTACTTCCCTTTGATAAGAACCTAGAATCTTTAAGTCCAGACAATATCTCCAATCCGTCAACAAACCTCACGTGAGAATCCTTAGTGGAGTTCGCCTCAGCGCTAACAGTCCCAGATAATCCAGCGTACTCATAAGCGTCTGCAATGAGTCCTCCTATTTCATAATCATTATTCGCACTTATTGAGGCAATATTTTTTGTATCCTCATATCCAGATACAACTTTTGAGTTCTTTACTATAAACTCTTTTGAAATCTCAAGACCATACTGCAAACCCTCTCTAATATCTATAGGAGATGCGTCTGTTTTTAAAAGCTTAAAACCCTCTTCCACAATGGCATTACTTAGAACCGTAGCCGTTGTTGTTCCGTCCCCAGCGATATCTGCAGTTCTTCCTGCCGCCTCTTTTATAAGCTGACAAGCTTGGTTTTCAAAGGGATCTTTCAGGACAAGCTCTCTAGCTACAGAAACTCCATCTTTTGTAATACACGGATTCCCTATAAATCTACTATAAAGGACATTCTTACCTCTGGGTCCCATCGTCTTTGCGACAATCTTTGCTAACTTTCTAGATCCAGAAGAAATTTTCTCTCTCGCTTCTTCATCGAAAACAACCAACTTAGACATATAATCTCCAACTTTAACTTTACAGTTTTCTTATTTTTTATTAATGTGATGTATCAATACGGCTAGGGCATCTGCCTCATCGTAAATCTCTTTTTTTGTATTATTTATTCTATTTAACTCTACTTTAAAATCAGGGTAGTGCTTTAGAATAACGTTTAAAACATCTTTCTTATCAACCTTTCCCTTTAGACCTAGAGTTTTTCTTATCGCGGCAACAGTATATTTTATAGGAACTACACTTGTGGCGTCGTAACACGCCATCGACACAACCTCATTAAAGCAACTCAATATTATAATTGTTTTGGCCGAACTTCTGCCTGCTGAAAACTTCCTAGCGTAATCTTCAATGCAGACAACTTCTGGGCTTATTCTTTTTATGATCTTTTTCATATCAGAATAAGTAGAGCTGAGCCTTTCCGCTATAGAGATATTGACATTCTTAACCTTAGACTTTTTAGGCTTGTAATGTCCTTTCTCTATTATAACTCCGTCCTCTAAGACAACATACCCTATTGTTGCTGAGGATATGTCTAAACCTAACTGCTTCAATTAAACCTCTCTTTCTGCTTAGTATATTATACTAATTAGAAAGTTTTTTTTAAAAAAAAAGGAGAGACCGAAGCCTCTCCTTAACGGAGCAATATGAATTATCTTTATTCGAAATCGAAGTCGAAATCTTCATCTTTAACAGTCTCTTCTTTTGGAGCATCTCCAGTATAAGAAGAAGCGTCCCATCCCATAACCTCACAAACCTTTGTCGGATCAGCAGGAGAAACCAACCGTTCGATGTCAAGTTCGGCATTCCACTCTTTAAACTTTTCCCTTAAAGATGGATCAATGCCTTCTTTCGGATTTGGAGTTACTGAGTAGAGAGGATTAGTACCTTTAGGGCCTCTAATTATTGAGATGTCATATGCGGAAACCTTTCCCCATCGAGGATTGTTGACTAGCGCAATAATACCGTTATAAATCTGAGATCCGATTTCTGCAACTTTAAATGTTTGGCTTGATAGATCAAGAACTTTAATCATCCATTTTGTTTGTCGACGAAATCCTGAATCTTCAAGACGAGAGACCAGAGCTGGACTTTCAATCGGAGAATTAATCTTTCTCTTACCTTGAGAAGTTTCAACCCAATGAACGTAAAACTGATGTGGGTTCCCAAGAACGCGCACAATATTTTCACCTTCTGTCAGTCGCAAGAAGAGATCATTGTTATTTGTTGGTTTATTTGTCGCTTGAGCGGTGTTCCAATCTACTTCACCGAATACAATTTTTTTAGACATTTTTTATTTTCCTGTATTTATATAATTTAACTTTAAGCTTTAAAAGCCTTATTGTTCATTCTCTAGGTTCGTAATGAGTCTCTTTTTCAAACTACCAAATATCCTCCTCGTCCACAAATTGTGGACTACTTTCTGTTTCATCAACTACACTTACATTATAGTCGCCATTTTTGTTATTTGCAAGTATTTCTAAAGAAAAATCTCGAGATAGGAAAGTTTTAAATGCGTAATGCCATCCAGAAAAGTATGACGCCTTAGCCTCAAGGTACTTTTTCGCTGCCTTCGTCAGGGACACTTCATTACAAACAGCAATGTAATCCTTGTTCGCAAGAGCATACCACTCCTTATCCTTAGCAGTCTTAAATCCCTTTTCTTTTGCCATCTCAAGGGCAGCATAAGCCCAGGCCTGATTCTTCTTCCCGTCGAGAAGTCCTAAGTATCTGTCGAGAAGCGCAATCTTCTCCTGACAGATGTTTTGCCCCTCTAGAGTAAGAACCAAACCTTTTGATGCAATATTCAGATCGATAGACGCAGATCTATTCGAAGGAAGGCTTTTCTCAATATCAAGAACATCTTTAATGTCTAGATTCTTTATTTTAAAACCATCTGTGTTGACAATATCTACAAACTTCACTCTTTCTCCATACTCTTTTCGATTTTTTCAATTCTGGATTGAAGTCCTATAAACTTCTTGTCCATAGACCTAACTCTTTGATTTATCATTATATTGTAAAGAAACTGAATAACCATACTGTCAGTCTTTTTTGCAGAAAACACAGCCAGAAGTGTTCCATTGTTGTCACTATCAAAAGTATCTATGAAACTTTCCTTACCAATCTCTTCTGCAATATTATTATAGACGTCAAATTCGGATTTTAAAAGAAAAAGCCTCTTATTTCCAACTGCCCTAATCATGTTAAACTCCAGAAAGCCTATTTACTCTTGCTCCAGATTTTCTTGCCATTCCACTATTTCTAGCTATTGACTTTTTTCTTTCAACTTCATCCTCAAGAGACAAGGTCTGTCTTGGCTCTATGTCGTCAGGCAATAACTCCAATTCGGATGACGCTAAGACCTCGCTTCGAACCTGAGCTCTAATATCCTCCAAAGAACCAACTTCTTTATTAGAGTCATCTCCTTCAGTTGCAGCTTCGGTATCGATTTCTTCCTTTTCCTCAGCAACTATGAACTTGTTTTTTATAAATATACTAAGAACATCCAGATCATATTCTGACAACTTGCCACTACATATTCTAGAACTTTGAAGCGCTAACTTCACTCTCTTAACTACCGAAAGGTATTCATTATCCATAAGTGTTCCGCCGCAACCAGGGCATGTATTCTGTCTTATCGCAAACCCCATTTCTTTTGAAACTCCGAAGCCGCATTTTTTACAATCAAGCATATTAACCTCCATATACTCTTTCTAATTTTTTAAGTGCCAAATCCTTATTATCCATATAAACAGAGACCACACAGATAGCTTTGAATGGTATACCGTCCATAAGCTTGTTTCCATACTTCTCATAATCCTCAGTCCAGACAGTAAGTTCGCATGTACCTCCCCATCTATCCTCGACAAGGTATTTTGCAAACTTCCTACCTATATTTTTACCCTTTTTTATTTTAAATTCTTTAACTTTATTTTTAATAATTGCCTCAACCTTCACAACCCTCTTTTCCTTGAAAGTTGGAACCTCTGACAATTTCGCCACTACCGCATTCTCAGAGAAGAAACCCTCATAAGCCTCGCTTAGATTGCCAGATACAGTTCTTCCGAGAACCTCTCTCTCTCCAATAAGAATATCTTTTCTATCCCACTCATCTCCAGAAAACTCAGGTAAGCCTTCAAGTGTTTCTTTTTTCTTAATATAATTCTTAGCTTTTGTTCTTATCTTTGCATAATTCTCAAAAGCCTCTTTTCTTGATATGTTAAAACAATCAAAAGCTCCTGCCTTAGCCAAAGACTGTATGGATGTCTTATTTACCACTCTGGAATTAACTTTAACCAAAAAGTCGTAAAAGGAATCGTAAGGTTTCATGCTAACTATCTCATTAAGAGCTTTCTCTCCAACACCCTTAACGCATGAGAATCCACTATAGAGACTGCTATTATCGCTAACACGGTATTTATCATTACTGTTATTTATATGAGGCGGCAATATTTTTATTTCCATCTTCTTGCATGCAGAAAGATAAGTCTGACTCTTGTCAGAATTTGAATTCTCTGAATTTAATAGAGAGCACATAAATTCTGTAGGGTAATTAGTCTTTAGCCAAGCCGTGTATACTGATATGTGAGAATACGCTACAGAGTGAGACAAGTTAAACCCATACTCTCCAAATGGCATAATTTCAAAGTCCCAAATCTCTTTTGCTTTCTTATATTTCATCCCAGAAACATTCATACAATCTTTAATGAAGCTTGTCTCTGTTCTCAATACAAGATCCTTATCCTTCCCCTTCAACTTGGTAATTTTTCTCAAAGCATCAGCCTGATTAAGGTCCCAACCTGCACAGTCTTTTGCTATTCTCATCATTCCCTCTTCATATAAAGATACTCCAAACGTAGACTCCAGAGCCCCTGCTAGAGATGGATCTCTATACTTAACCTTCTCTACTCCAAATCTTCTCCTTACGTAGTCTTTCCTATCCTGAGCAGAACAAGAAGGTCTTCCTAGAGCATTAATATCTGAAATCATTCTAACATCCTTAGGTTTGATCTTTTGGCACAAAGGACTTAGAGAACTTTCCAGCTGAAAGACACCTATATTATTTCCGTTAGAAATATTTTCAAAAGTTTTCTCATCGTCAACAGGTATATCATCCATCGCAATAACCTTACCATGCCTTTCTTCGATAATCTCAAGAGCCTCATTTATCTGCGTCAGAGTATTTAAGCCTAAAATATCCATCTTGATAAGCCCATTATCCTCTGTTCTCGTTTTTTCCCATTGGGTAGCTAAAACACCATCCTTATCAATTCTCAAAGGTACCAACTCGTACAAGGGTCTGTCTCCAATGACGTAACCTGCGGCATGAGTTGCCCAGTTTCTAGTAAGTCCTTGGAGTTTTGTCGCATACTCATAAAGCTTGGGATATTTTTCCATATACTTTCTAAACTCACTAGAAATATCCATAGCCTCCTCTAAGGTTTTTGTATCTGGCATGATAGAAGTAATGTAGTTTGCGATTTTAAATGCAGAAGATTTATCACCACCTATATTCAGGCTTCTTGCAACATCTTTAATTGCAACTTTCGGAGTGATAGTAGACCAGTTTGATATATTCGCCACTCTGTCGTATCCGTACTTCTTTCTCAGATAGTCTCCAACCATGTATCTTTTATTCTTACAAAAATCAGTATCAA